GTGACCGATAAATTCCAGAGTCTGATTCGTCTGCTAGAATTGATGGTGGAATATATGCAGATGAAGTTGTTCCGTCTGGAAGAGTATCAATTACATTTCCAGTAAGACCAGAAACTGAATTACGATCCAAACCATGTCCTGTGTTACCTAAGCAGGTTGCACCATATGGATTAAAGATACCAACCACAATACCACCACCATAAGATTGACCTAATTTAAAATAAGGTTCAACATCTGAATGTGTAAAGAACGGATGAATTCCATCTGGAAGGGAACGTCTTTCTGGATTAAAAAGATTTGGTGGACTTGTTGTTGCACAATTACTGTCATCTCCAGCATAAAGGGATCCAACACCAATGCAAGCCGCACCATCTATATTATCAACACAAGTTTGTCCTGTATAACACGCACCACTTCCACCCGAACATAATGTGTCTGTGCAAGCCACTCCCGGTCCTCTAAAGAATCCACTAATTTGCTCACATGAAAATCTATCCACTTCTGTGCAATTTCCATTACCGTCGCAACATGCCCCGATACCAAGAACTGAATTATCGCAATCAACACATTCACAACCCGATTCAACTTTGGTAATGTCACATCCCGGCAGATAATCATTAAAGTTTGAAAAAGATGCGTACAAGTCTGCGTTATTTGAAAGGGATAAACATTGATCGGGACTTTGATCGTTGAGACAGTCAATTTGATCGGTGTCGATTTGATACACACAACACGGTCCAACCGCATCACCATTGATTCCGGTTGCGGGAGTTCCGCAAGCGTTTTCAATATTTTGTGGTGTGAAACCAAAAGCGGCAGCCGTTGCTTGAGAAACAAAGAAGCCCGGACACTCTGCAAACGTTGTGATTGTTGTATTACCATCACCAAGACAACATGCACCCGTGGCACCATCGGTGGAACCAAAGAATGGTTCTAATTCATTACAATAGTGTGTTTCACTATATGGTTCTAATTCGTTGATGTCAGGATTATTGCCTGTAAGATCCCAACCAACAAGATTTCCATACCATGTATCCTGAAAAGAGATAAAAGTAAAGATGTCTCTGTTACCACTAAAACAAGGTTTCTGTATGTACGGGAATTTGACATTACTCTGACTTGTGAACCGATCAACTGATGGTGTAGTTCCGGTTGCACCATCAACAATTAAAAAGAACGAAGCACTATAATTTTCTGGTGCTTTGTTAATGTTTACAGTCAGTGGTGTCTGTCCATCAGTTACCTCTGCATATTGAGTCATATCAACAACAAAGTTTTTTGCTCGTGCCCAATCAACGGTTGCTTCAACCCCCTGAACACCTTCAATATCTTTTATTTCTACACCGTTTCCTTTTTCTAATAAAACGGTTGGTTCTCTATATGATTTAACTCGAAGACCACGAACTTCATTTCGATTTAAAAACTCTTTGGCAGTCGCACCCTGAAGTCCAACTAAGTTGCTAGAACCATCTGTTTTGATAAGTTGTCCGGTTAACCCAGAAACATCAGCAAAACCCGATCCACTCAAATCATAGTCGAGAGTTATCAATCCATCAGAATCAGTTGATAACGTCAGATAATTACCTGTAACTCCAAGACTTCTTATTGATAACGTGTTTTTTTCTGTGCTTACAGCAAGAGTAAATCCGTCACCTAAGTTATTGAATCCTACTCTGGTTAAAGTTGAACCAGTGTTTCCAAGAATTTGAGATCCATCGACGGTGCTATACTCGGCAGAAATACCTCTTTCAAAAGTATTACCGCTAAAAAGTGTAACAAAAGTAAGACCAGAGGAGGAAGAAAGAATCTCAAGAAAACTTTCTCCAGTCGGTCCAGTTGCACCTCTAATTGTTGGACCAGTTGCCCCGGTCGGTCCTGTTGGACCAGTGGGGCCAGTGGGGCCGGTGGGACCAGTCGCAGATCGTATAAAGGGGCTACTTCCATAAATTGGTGTCATGATATAAGTCCGAGTTTCCTCTGAACAGTTTGAAGATCAGTCTGAACTGTATTTACTGTGCTATTAATATCAGCGAGAGTGCTTGTTGCATTTGTTGATGTTGTAAGTTTATCGGTAACTTCAAGTTCTTTAACAGACACTTTTCTTGGGATTGAAATGCCTCGGATATTTTTTACAACCATCGCAACAGCGATGCTGCCGGTTTGAATCGAACTACCAACAGAAAGTCTAGCAGAACCAGACGTAACGATTTGCGGCACAACAAATCTTGTTACTGTTGTACTATCGACCGTGTATAACACATCATCAATATTTATTTTGATACCTGTGTTTACTTGGGGAACTCCAGAACCTCTTTCAATGGTGATTGTATTGTTAACGGTATCTATCGAAGTAATCCTTCCAGTGTAAGTTGTTTTACCTCCACTAACTTGTTTTGCAACCCTGCCAATTAAACTTGCCTTGGCAAGGCTTGTTGAAGCAAATGTAATTACTTCGGTATAACCATAAGTTTTACCGATTACCCCGTACAGTTCGTTAAAATCAGAAACATTAAAGTTTTGAGAACCTTGATCCACCCTCACGAGAGAAGGTGGTAATTGTTGTCCAATGTCCAAATATTCTCGAAGTTCACCGATCAAATCATCGGTGCTTTCTGCCGCAATTGCTCCACCGACAGTATATCCAATATAGTTCAAAACAATAGCGTTGTTTACACCATCATCTGCCACTTGCAAAATTGGTTTAATTACTTGAGTTTGCTCAAACGGAGCCAAGTTTTGAACACCACCAGTTGCGGTCGGACTAAGGAAATAAATGTCATTACCGCCAGTTGCTCCTGTGGTATCCTCTGATAAATTTGTAAATCTACCTGATGGGTAATTAATTTGACCAAAAACAACAACGTTTAAATTTACAGCATCAACAGATTCAACAACACCGATAACTTCTGCATTCTCTACAGTATTTGCTTTTGATTTTCTGTAAATTTTATTTGATGGATCTGACACATCGTACCGAATAACATCACCAGCCACAATTCCAGCCTCCACGGTATAATCTGAACTTGTTACTGGAATGGTGGCAAGAATTCGTGAACCGATGTTATTTAAATTAACATTGGTAGTCGATGAATTAATATTTGAACTACTTGAACAACTTGGCATATTTTACCTCAACTTACGTCGTTATTTAGGTCAGCATCAGCAACATAGTGGACAGAAATGTTATCAAAATTAACAAAACCAGTTAACGGTTCAACAAGAACCCCGTCTTTCGTTTTTTGTCCCACACGAATGGTTGTTTCTCCCGCAGGTGCAACACGGGTGTTTCCACCAGAACCTCTGGATCCAGAAGTTTTTGCGAGGTTTGCATTCGCTGTTCTATTGAAAGCGTCTGCTGTGATCCCGTCTATTGGGGAGAATAAAGTAACAGTTGGTTCTTCACGCATTCGGACTGGGAATCTATGATAGAAATCGGAGTCGGGTGAAATTACGGTAAAGTTAAGAGAAGTTGAATCGGGAACACCATTTATTGTCGTGTTCGACGACGATGTGATATCCGGTCCGTAACTTCGTTGATAATATCTTGCACAATCATCATACTCCGCTTCAATAGTTTTTGGTCTAACTGGAGTTGAAGCAAGTCCTCTTTCAAGTTTTACTTGAGCAAGATCCAGTTGTCCGGGGACTCGAAGAATGTCAATACCGACACCAACATAATCGTCACCATTAAAATTCGGAACTTGAGTCATTGCAGGCATAGAGAATGTTGTAATATATTTTGTAAAGTCTGTTCCGAGTGAGAACGTACCAAGGCTGGTTAGAGTTTCATCGGATTCGTTATAAACTTGTTTCACAAACGCTGTACATGTCGCTCCTGAAGTCCCCGCTCTCGCATAGAAGGAAAGTGTCATGTTCTCCCCTCGGAAAGCATCAGAACCCTCCACACGGTTCTCTACCTGTAGGAAATCGTCTCCAGTGTAACCAGAGATACTGTGATTCAAACGAGTATAGTAAAGCGGATTACCTTCAACCTCTACTTGCGTTGGAGAGAAGTCTTTTCTTAAAATACTAAAGGATCCTGATCCGTGTGTCAAACCGTTAAGTCTTACCCACTTATCTGCAAAATAAGTGCTTCCTGTTCCAGTGTGTGCAGAACCAACACCAATACCTCTCTGCCAAACCGTGTACGAACCATTAATCAGTTCGTTATCGTTGACATAGGATACACCACCAGTGTTAGATGTTGCACCAAAAAGAGTTGGAGGAGCCAATGTCGAAAACTGGATTGGATTGCCGGTTGATTCTCCCGTCAAGGGATTGAACGATCCTGCATCGTGATATGGATGGACAACCAAAGCAAAGTCACTGCCGATAAGAACGTTGATTCCAACTATTTTTGAACCAGATCCCGGATTTGTAAATTGCAAAGTACCATCGGTATTAACAAAGAGAGGTCCAGATCCATTTGTTACTGGTGAGTTTACTACAAAGCCATTTGTTACAACTTTAATTACACCAGATGCAAGTCCCGTTGTTGAATCTTCGGTGATAACACCGGCAACGCTGTTCATTGAATTGCTGTTATTTCCATTTGTGGGTTCAAATTGGCCGTTATTAAATGAGATGGCTTTTCCACGAGTAAATTCAGATGACATTCCTGTCAAGAAGAATGCGTTGTTGTCAGCCTGACTAGAACCTGTACCACCAGTTCCTTGAAGAAGTTGACCTCTAAAATTATAAACAACACCTTGTGTTTCTGATGTTGCGACTAAAACTGGTTTGGAAACTTGACCCAAAACATTTGGTTCATTTGCTGTCAAACCACCCGCCGTCGAAGAATCTAAGAAGTGAACACAACCGGGCTCAAGACCACCTGTTGGAATGTTAACAACACCGTGGGTTGCAACAGAAATTGAATTTTCACCTGTTTCCCCGTTTACAATACCAAAAACTTCTGCTCCTGATGGAGAGTCTGCTTTTGCTAGAGTAAGACCTCTGTAACTTCCGTCAACGACAAAACGAACAACTTGACCAGCAACATAATCGGCAGTTGCACCAGTAACAGACGCAGAGACTGTATTAACACCAGTGAAGGATTTTGCAAAATCATAACTGAGTAATCCATTAATTGTGACATCGTTGAATGTCATTCCTTTGTTAACATTGCCACTAAGTTCGACAAAAATGTCACCAGAGGAGATACCAGTATTATCACTGCCAACACCATCCGAAGTAACACCAACGATTACGTTGATACCGTCACCGGAAATGCCGTCATATACACGGAGAAGATTATGCTTTGCGATAATTTCTGAGTTGGTTTTTGTTGCCCACTCAAAGAAACTCGTGTTATCGTTCAGGTCTTCTATTTGAAATGTATTGTCTTCAACGCCCATTTGTACCCCATTAGAATGTGTCTATTAGTAAGTTATTCATATATTTTACTTTTTTATTTAGGTGATCTACATACAGGACCGGAGCAAAGTCTGAAATAATAGTATCTACTCCCCCATATAATTCTGTTGCTTCACTAAATTCATATTGAATTCTTTTTGCGACCGTTACTTGATCGTCAACAGATTTTAATTTATCATTCATCAAAGTAGAGTCAGTGTCAGTTCCAGTTACTGTTCTAGTTTGTGGAAGAATTTCTTTACTATTAAATTTTAATCCAACATAAGTTATACCAGACGTAAATTCTTTACTCACAGTAACTTTAAATTTATCCACTCCATCATTTTGATTTAAATAAACGTGATATAAAAATCCGTGATCTTTTGCCGTTCCATTCAATGTCGAAAGACGATAAAATCCTTCGTTAAATTTTATTGAAAGATTGTCGCTAGTTTTTGTAATAGTAACGGGTGAATATTCACCTTGTTTTCTTGACATTGTTGGCACTACATTTGTTGATATTGGTATGCCCGGAATAATTGGACTGGCACCATTCCAGCCCGGAGAGCCGACTCTGTTTCGTCCATTATCTCCATTTGCAGGTGGTCCTTGAAAAAATCCCCACGATCTAAGTGATTCTATTGCAAGATTTCTCTCTATGTAATGTGTTTCTTGTTGTTCATTTAAATCTGATGACTGAAGGGTATCACCCGATGCGAATGCAACGTAAGTGTAATTTTTATCCACACTTTCTTCATTTAAAGAATGTTCTGCTTTTTTCGATCCATATGGTGAAAGTGGACCATACACAGTGGATGACCCTTGTTGCTTTTTAAATGGATAGAGATTTCTTGTCATATTACACCGTTGTTATAATTAGATTGCTCATGTATCGAACTTTGCCCGTTGAGTGGTCGATATACAAAACAGGAGAGATAGTATCAAATCCGGTCGAACCGTTAACACCCGCAACACCTATGCCAGAGAAATTAAAGGAAACTCTTGCCGCACCAAGACCGTTTATATTATAGAATCCAGCAGAATTATCTTGTAATGTTCTGTCCGTTGCTCCATCACCACCACCCTCGGGTAAAACGTATGTTTGTGTTAAAAATAATCCAACATAAGAAATACCTGATGTTGCTTTTGAAATTGTAGTTGTGTAAAGAGATTCACCCAAAGCACCCTCATAGTTAAGGTACACAAAATATTTAAATCCATTATCAACATCGGTCCCTGTTCTTACCTCTGTTAGATAGTATCCTTGATTTAATTGAATTGTAATTGAGGTTCCGTTATCAATTACAGACACAAGGTTTGGAATTTCGGATGATGCTGGTTGAGACGCTGGGGGGATCACATCAAATCCGGGTTGATTTCCTGCACCGTATGGTGCAAGCGGTGTTGCACCATCCCAGCCTGGTCCACCGTATCGAAGGCTTGTTCCCTCGTCTCCAGATCCAGCGTAAGGAGTTCCAACATAATAACCCCAGTAATTAATCATTGTTGCCATCAGAGTATTTTCTTTGTAAAAATACTCTTGAACTTCGTTTAACTCTGCCGCTTGAACGGCATATCCGGGACGGAACGCAACGTATTTGTAGTTTTCCTCGAACGAGTTTGGATCAAATGAATGCAAAACCGTTCTGCTGTTATATGGTGCAACAGAGAGTGGAGTTTGGGGTTCTGTTGAAGAAATTTTAAATGGTAATATTGATCTTGCCATTAATATTTTCCTAATGAATAAATGTATTGGAAGAAAACTTCTCTTGGTGGTGCTTCTACAGCAGCGGTACTAGAAGTAGCGGTAATATTTGTATCATTTGATGAAACAAGTTTACCTGTAAATGGTGTAACGGTTGGGGAGGAGGTGACTTGAGACACAGTGAAAACATCGGTCAAATCAGTATTCAAAACCAATTCATCTCCTACTTTTATAGTATCAGATGCTTCAATTAATTCCAATGTCGCTGCCTTTGCCCCCACTTGTTTGGTTGCAACAATTTTTGCGGACTGCGGAACTTTTGTCTTTGAATCCTGCGTTAAATTGTTGAAAACAGTTAAACCTTTTTCATTAACAATTTTGGTTTTATCGTGACTAATGCTGGATATTTCAAAAGTTGGAGTCGCACCAAAACTAATAGAGGATGGAGAAGTAACGTTTACCTTTTTCACGTTAGAGAAACGTTGAATTTGTCCTGATCCCGTATCTGACCCTGCCTGAAAATTAGTCGTCTGTCCTTGTGTTTGAACATCTCTTATGATTCCGTAACGTCTAAATGTTACTTGATTTGTCCCGAAATCATCGGCAAGTCTATCAGTTCGTATTCCGACCCTAACCATCACTCTGGTGGCATTTAACAATCTTCTGGGATCAGCAAAAAGACCGTCTTGGTAGTCTAAATTAATTCTAATTCTATTTTCAAGACTGTTTGTAACTGATAAAATTGAGGCATCCCTATATCCAGATCCCCCATTAACTAGACTAATGCCATCAATTACAAAACTACTACCACTTTTATAAGTTGTTAATTGAACAACGGCATTTTCTCCGGAACTTGATGATATCTCCACAACTGGATCTTTTGTTGTTGTCGTTAAATCACTAACCGAAAGTCCAGACAAATCAATTGAAACTGAATGAATTTGTCCTACTTTTGCTTTTGCCTCTTTGTAAACATTCGCTTGTAAATAAAGGTTCCTATTTGGACTTATTTTTCTTTGTTGATCCAAGGCAAGTTCATACCCACTTTTAATTGTTGTTGTTGAAGCACATGGATTATCGGTGCAGTTACCAAGCAGATTAAAAATGTATGATCTATTAAGTGCATTTGCTATAGCAAAACAATTTGTACATTTTATGTTTTCTGTGCAAAAATCAAGATCACCTTTAGAGAAAGCGTCTGATGTTACAGGATCAATCGCATCTTCCTTGTAATAAAAACAACAAGATCCGGATGCTCCTGCATTGTTACCACATCCACGACGAAAAGCCTCTTCTTTTTTGGATGCAGTTGAAGGTACAATATCATACTCATTTATGTCTGGAACAGGCATGTATGTGTTTGAAAGAAAGGTTTTGTCTGCGAGGTCAATTTTGTATAAAAATCTCCAAGAATAACCATCAGCCAAAACTGTGTTTTGATTTGCCCTTGTGGGTTTAATTGTTGATGTACTCAATCCAAATTGGTCGTAACGATTTTTTTCGTTCGCTCCCATACAAACAAAAACTTCTTTGTCTTCTGTCATCGCATAGTAGTTTCTTTCCGGTCCACTTGCCCCAGTTTCTGGAATACCATTTGAATCATATGGGTAGTAAACATTCCCCGACGACCAATTAACTCGTCTTGCAATAATAGCAACTTCGTTGTCACGAATTTTTTGGAGGAATGTAATATCTTGCCAAACTGAATTGTCATCGGTGATTGTATTTTTATTTTCTTCTGGAGCCGCACTTGCTCCACCTAAAAAGAAGAGCCAATTACTGGTATCTCCCCGAATAAGATCATACAGGGTTTTTGCCGTATCTATTCCAATTGACCTCAAAGTTGTTGACATTTTAAATTCCTATTTAAGAGCAAGGTGTGTACGATGTGTTGGGACTATTTTCTGCGGGTGCAAGGAAAAAGAAACTCCCAATATTTATATTACCAAATGCCGCCGCTGCCGGCCCTTCAATGGGGATATCATCTGACCAGCCGGGGTGAGCATGTGTTGTGAGTGAAGTTCCATCGCCATCTAAGTCATAGGTACATCCGGAGGTGTAAGTAAGACCAGTTTGATCAGACACCCTGTAGGGGAGATAATGACCTAAAATTGTCGTTTCTCTAGCACCAAATTCACCCTCAAAATCCGGTGGTGGAACATAATCATCATTTGTAGTATTAAAGAAAACTTTAATTCCAGCGGGATGTGCGAGTTCGGAGTATATTTCCTGCTCAACCTCATCTAAATCATATGTTAAGTCCAATCCTACTGTTTCACCCAAAGAGGTAGAAACACTTAAGAGATAAGAGTAGTCTTGATACCAATAACTATCTTGAAAAACTGCTTGTCCCAAGGGTTGATCAGATATTAAAAGATTACCTGAGGCACTTGGTGCAAACTCAGGAATGCCACCATCCGTTCTCAAAATGTATTTTTTTGGTTCGTCAATTATAACGCTCGCACCGGCAACTTCAAACAAAGTTTTAAAGTAATAATCAAGTGCTGCTTTATTTGTTTTCTTTTGATAAAAATTTTCACGAATACCACTAATGAATTGAATTAGTTGTTCTTCACCAATTGGGTTTGATTGATCATTCCAATAGGTTTCTAATCCTTCTGCATATTGCTTCGCAATAAGGGATAGAATGTTTTTACGAGTTTCTTTATCACGGATAAAATCTTCATCATCATCTGACGTTTTTGCAATAGAGTCAATATCTAATAAACGATATACGTCTTCGGACGTTAAGAAATACCCAGATCCCAGAGAATCTGTTGTATTTGAAGTATAAACCCAATCATAATACTCTGTTACAAGGCTAATGAAATCAGTATAACCAAGAAGAGACAGATACGCTGGTAACGCTGGGTAAATGTTGTAATATGCGTTTGATACACCAGCAACTCTTTGTGAACCAAGAGGTTCAAACACCGAGGGTGCATTTTCTGGACTTCTTGGTAAAAACTCTCTGTCTGCCAAAGAAAACCCGTTAAGATAAGTAGAGGAGATTTCATTGAATCTATACTCTTTATTCTTTGCCGAGTTTTTAAATATTGCACCAAACATTAGAGTTGATTAACCGTGACTGATCCCTGAAGAACACGAAGAATAATTTCTTGTTTTGCTATAACTTTGGGATCTTTAAAGTTTGCAGTAAACACGACAGAACTATTTGCAACATTTTTAAATATGCGAACAAGACCTCGATTGTAATCAATCTCACCAACACCACTTGGTGCAGCGACTGAAATGAGACCAGATGAATCTCTTGTCACGAGTCTGAGTGGAGAAACACCAAATCTGTTTGGAGTAACACCGCTATCTTGGATGAACACATTACTCAAACCAAATTTAGGAGAGGTGAATGTGGTAGAAGTTAAACCGTTTCCCGCACCGGCAAAATTAATAGCGTTTTTAAATGTAAATTCAACATCTCGATCAGTGGATAATACTTCGGATCGTGAAACATCAAATGATATGTTAAGTGGTGTGATTACCGCTGGTTCAACTCTTTTAATTAGAGCAACGAGATCACTCACATCAACACTGTTGTTAAATCTAACTTTACCATACTCATCAGCAATCGCATCAAAAATGGCTCGTTCAACTTGTTCTCTGGTTCGTGTTGTTCCTGAACCGTTGTAGTTCACATTGTAACTCAGATTCATTGTGAGATTTTGTGGTGCAAGATATTCTGGAACAATTGAAACGGGACAGAGTTCTCGAAGTTTTTCTGTGATTGCGACGGAGTTTGCATCAATGACACCACCTGCTGCTCCATCAATTGTTGAAATGAAAACTCTTCCATAGTAAGGTGGATCTGTTTCCTCCCCACCAAATACGACTAAAGATTCATCAGGTGATTGCCCTGCCGGAAAAAATTCTGGTATCGCAGCACGATAGTCATTCTTCGTCACGGCTCTACCTTGTGCGGCAAACCACTTAGGTGCAAAGAATTTAATCAAGTCTGGATCTGGCTCTAAACTACCACCAAAACTCGCAACACGAAGAGTCGGTGTTCCAGTTCCCGAAGCATATGTAAATGATCGAATTCCGTTTGCGGATGGTCCCGTTGGAAGCAAGTAAGAAATTCTAACAATATCAGTGTTCAGAATTTTTCGACCGACGTTATCGGTTTCAAGGCTCTTGTTAAGTGAAGAAAACTCTTCATTTCCTCTGGCAGAGAAGGTGATTCTAACCGAACGGCTTTGACGTTCCGTGAAGTAAACTTTACTTTCTTCTGTAATATCATAACTGATATTTGATATTCTTGTGTATTCTGTAAAGGTTTCTCCGTTATCTTCGCTCACCTCAATGATCAAAGAATTTAAATCAATTCTATCATCATTAAGAATAAGTCTCTGTCGATCAATGTCAATCTGTGAAGTAACATTTCGATTTAAAACAAAATCCTTTGCTTCAAATAACACAACTTCATTAATATTTCCGGTTGTATCTGGATCGTATGAATTGAGAGTGAAAAAGTTATAGTTAGCACCGTCTGGTGTTGTACCAACAAATCTAGAATATTTTGGAATGGTTCCTGTCACATTTGCCATTGAAACCGATGCTCTTGATGATGCTCCAGCAGGAACTTCAAATCCAAGTGGTTTGGAAATTGAAATTAAAGATTCAATTCTTTGTGCCGAGTCAAGGTACAATTCATTGGCAATCATGTTTGAGTAGAAAGCATAATATAATGTGTTGTATGCAAGAGCATCGACAAGGACTTGGATCGCTGATGATTCAAAATCAAAATCCTTGAGTGGACTGTCTGTTCGCTTTAAATACTCAATAATGCTAGTTTTGATATCACCAAAATCAAGATCACCAATCTGAATTTGATTACCAGAAAGCGTAAGAATGCTTGTCGCAGTTGCCGTGCTTGCTGACGATGACGCTGGAACCGATATTCCTGATAAACTGCTGTAAACTGACATTAAATTCCTCTTTCCAGTTCTACTGTGATTTCTCTCAGTGTTTGTTCGTTAACTAATTTAAATTGAACGTTTATACTCACCATATTTGAGTCTAAGTTGCTTGTGTCAAAGTCCAGTCCAATAAAATTAACTCTTGGTTCAAATTGTTGAATCGCATCCCTCATGTCCTCTTGAATTCGGATCATTTGAACAGGATTAAAATTTTCAAATAACAAATCAATTAAATTAGTACCAAATTCAGGTGAAAACCCTTTTTCACCGGGTCTTGTCAAAATAAGATTTACAAGAGACTGTCTAATTGAATTGATATCTTTTTTCACGGCAAGACCATGAGGTGCATCACCAGTTTTTGTAAACTTTAAATCAAAATCAATAAATCTGTCTTTTGCATCCACTCTTATTGACATAGAAATTCCTCCAAACTATGTAGGTCATTATTGTTCGTACTGAGGCTCGGTTGTACCACTTGAATCTTGGGATGATGAATCTCGTGTCAGAGAAAGACTCATTATATGATTCTGTAAACTCATTCTATGTTTTATCTTACCAACAAGATACTTACCAGAAGTTCGTTTGAAGACTTCACTACCGGGAGCCTCGGCTTTTCTTGGATTGACAACGTTTATGATTGTCCCCGGACGTAAAGTAAGATCCCCCGGCAAAGAGGCAACGACAGATTGTGATGTAAGTTGAACCATATGGGCATCACGAAGAAGCGTCGTTTTGTCTGGTGTTGACCAAAACGTTGCTTTAGTTCGATAAAACGGCAAAAGATCCTTAAATAGTTCACCTCGTTGTGGACAATTACAACTATAAGGCAAGTCTGGATCAGAATAAACACACCCAAGATACTCAGATCCAAGTTCAGTTTCGATAAAGTCACATTGACTAACCTTCAGTTCATCTTCAAGTTGATCTATTTCCGTTCGAGTTGGCTCCTTTAACTCTGGATCAAAGACAGACTCAACAGCGGTGATTGGTTCACCCGGCTCTGGTTCATTTTCCTCCAACCCCAAATAGTCCGGTCTTAATTCTTGCATGGGACAGTTAAGATATGGATCATACTCTTCATCTGTCTGACCCGGCTCTCTTTTTGGTGGATTCACTGGACCAGTATTTCCACACTCATAATTTCGACACGGTGTGGATTCTTTGCCATATACTATAAATTGTGCGGAGAAGTTTTTCTCAAGCATGTGAACAAAATCACTGTCCTCACCGACACCCGCATTTTTCAGAGGAAGAATTGGTGGTGAAAATACTCCATATTCCGATTCTCCCGAAAGATCATATTTCCATATATTTTCCTCTGGGTACTCTTCAAATGGTGCGGGATCTCTCCATAACCTTCCGTACGTTGATGTTAAAACATCCTTTGAATACCCAGTGGTACTCGACAAATACTTAGAATAAAATGTCTCTCCATCACCAATTGTGTCATATGGGTTTCCATACAAATCATTAGTGAAAGCCAAGTAGAATGGTGGAGTATCTCCTCGTTTTAATCTAGTCAGGTGGTTATGATTTATTATTTGACTCGGGTTAAATACAGATGGATCATGCGGAAGGTGATGATGCCAAGTTCTGGGGAAATAATCTAAATCACTAATTGGCTGTGCTTCCTCTCTAAGTAGTCCATACATTTGAGCATCTCTCTGGAAAGTTGTCTCTTTGTAAAATACATTGATAGGATCAATTTTTTCTCCCTCCACTGCCTCTGCCGGATACAGGTATGGGTTATCATGGGAGACGTTGTTTTGCATACTTCTCCACGCATCGGTTCGTGTAACAGCAACATCAAATCCGTACGGATCCATCCCAATAACACTAACATTATAATTTGCAGATTGTCTACCGAAAGGTCCCGCTGTTATCTGAACATTGTATGGTAAATAATATTCAGAACCCGCATCTCGAACAAAGCCATACGGGAAGTCTTCTAAAGATTCTTCTCCAATTGGCTCTTCAAATTCAACACGAATATAGTGTTGATTTTCGGCAAGGAATCTTCTTGCGGATTGATAATTTTCTTCAACAAACTCGGTGAATATTCCTTGTTCTTGTTTTAGTTCAAACCACTCACCTACATTACCTAATCCAT